TAAAAAACGCTTGCGATTGATGATGGGAGTATAGTATGCCATACGAGATTAGAAAAGAGACAGTAGAGGATATTGAAAGTTTTTGCGTTTACCAGGTCCCGGACGGGAAAGATGTTGAGCGGATGAAATGCTACGCCGACAAAGAAAAGGCAGAAGCATATCTGATGGCCCTGAATATTGCGGAAGCCGACAGCGGCCCGGCAAAAGGGTCAGCCTCAATACCTGTTGATCTCCATGCCCTCAAAATAATCAACGTGAACGGCGACGCTGTGACCGTGGGCGGATATGGTGTTATATATGGGGGCAGCGACTTAGAGGGAGACACGTTCAGCAAAAACACAAACTTTATGGCCGAACACCAGTCGGATCGGATGCCGGTATTGTACGATCACGCAATGGGCGAAATTAAAAATACAATCGGCGTGGTGACCAAGGTCGAGCCAAAAGATATCGGCTTATGGATGGAGTCGGAAATTGACAAGAGCAAAGAGTACGCAAAGCACGTTTTGGAATTAATCGAGACTGGGATACTTGGATACTCCACCGGATCGGTTTCGCATTTGGTGGAGCGATTAGAGGGGCAGATCAAGCGGTGGCCTATATATGAATTGTCATTAACCACAACACCGGCGGAACCTCGCACGTTGGGTGTTGATTATCTCAAACAGATCGGCGTGGCTTTGCCAGACGTGACCGAAGCCGCTGAATCCGTAAAGGGCGATGAGCCGCAGACGGTAGTCGATGACTTGGGAGTCGATAGCGAGGAACTTATCATGGAGAATATTATGTCGGAAGAAATCAAAAACACAGAACCGCAGCCGGAACCGGAAACCCAGATGTATCGTCAGCCCGATGTTGAGGCGATCATTGATGCTAAACTGGCCGCAGTAGAAACCAAGCGGGCCGAAAGTGTAATATCTGAGAGCGGCGGAATCCTTACCGAACAGGAAGCCCCGGCGGTGAAAAAAGTCACGGATATGGGTGGCGATCACGACGGCGGCGAAGCGTTCAAGCACTGGGTCCGCACTGGTCAGGATAACTACTACACCAAGGCGGCCCTGGAAGAGGGAACAGCCACCGAGGGCGGCGTGTTGGTGCCGGAGGATTTATATTCGTCAATCATCGCCAAACGTGACGAGTCCAGTGTGCCTCATCGCGCCGGTGCTCTGATCATCCAGACATCGAACGATTCGGTCGAAATACCTGCTGAAAATGGTACAGGCGCATTCGCGTTGACGGCTGAAGAGGCGTCTTATAATAATTCCGAGCCGACATTCACTTCAAATTCCGTGTCTGTTTACAAGTTCACGAACGAAACAAAGGCCAGTGAAGAATTGCTGGCCGATGAGAAGTCGAACCTCAACAGCTTTCTCGCTGATATGTGGGGCCGAGGATTGGCCGCTATGTATAACCAATATACGATGACGGGGACGGGGAGCAGTCAGCCCGAAGGCGTATTCGTTGGCGGGACAGCCGGATTGACCTTTGATGCGGCGGCAACTATTGCGGCGGCAGAGGTGCCGGAACTGTATCACAAATTGCCGGACTTTTACTCTGAAGGTGCCGTGTGGACGACCAGAAACGCCACACTTGGCATTTTGAGGGGATTGACCGGCAATCCGTTCCTGTTCAATCCGACTCCGCAGGGAGATGCTCCGTATGGCAACTTGTACGGCAAGCGGGTTCTGCTGACGGATCAGGTTGCGGCGGCTACGACCGGACTGAAATCGATCATCGTTGGTAACTGGTCGTTTTATGGATTGGTCGAACGCTCCGGGCTTGTCGTATCTCGTAACCCATGGCTCTATCAAGCGAATGGACAAGTGGCGTTTTTCGTTCATGCAAGGTGGGGTGGGGCGGTGCTACAGGCGGAGGCCTTCCAGTACGGTACGCAGGCGTAAGTAGCTGTCATTGTACTCCGGCCACGGGATGCAATGACCGGTCGGGGGGTGGAGCCAGCCCCGCCCCCCGGCCACCTAACCAAGGGACCCAATGGCCTTAGCAACGAACGCTCTTACTACTATCGCATCATGTGAAGCCGAACTCGGCTTGACCGCATCGGAACAAGATGCGCTTTTGACCCGGTACATCAATACGGCATCGGATCAGATAGCGGATTATTGCAATCGAAAATTTTACTATACAAGCGGGATAGAAGAAAAGGTGGCCGGAAGCGGGGATGCTTTCTTGTTCGTAGGCCGCACTCCTGTCACAAGCATCACGTCGATCGTTTGGCTTGGCGATGACAGCACCGTGTCGGGGTCTTTATATGAAATCTGGGACGTGGATCAAGGGGCGATTTATAACTCAAGCGGTTGGAATTACACGAGGCTATCAGATACGCAAATAGACCGGTATAAGGTGACATATACCGGGGGGTGGATAACGCCACAGCAGGATGCGGACGATGGAGGTTTGACCCGCAATCTCCCGTTTGATTTAGAAACGGCCTGTATAAATATCGTGACGGCGTTATGGCAAAAGAAGGGCCAAGACCGAACGGTCAAAAGCGAGAGCATAATGGGTGCGTCGGTTTCCTACGAGTCACACGATTCCGGAATGGATGCGTCAGTGATTGCGACGCTTGACAATTATAAGCGGATGGATCGCTTGGAGTTTATTGACTAAAATGTTTATTGAAGGGATGCTAACAGACACCATTAGTTACGCAACATATTCAGCTGTTGACGATGACGGGGTGTTGACGTATGGATCCGCTACGGAAGTCAAGGCGAAGGTCCGGGATATAGACGAGGTGATTTCTTCCGGCGAATCGCAAGATGGGCGGTATCGGGCCGAGATAATAACATTGACAGAAATTACTAAGCAGGATCGGATATGGTTACCAGGAGATTCAAACAGCGACACGGATCTCGCCCACGTCCCACAGAGCATTGAGTCATTGAAGAGCCTAAATTCAGGCGGTACGGTCTACAAGGTGAAACTGTGAGCAAGTTCGGGATAGAATTGTCAGGGGTCACGCCGGAAGAATTGTCCGATGCGTTGGGTAAACTCGCCAAGGCGGCTCCGAAGGAATTTGACAAATTGTTGCATCAAGAGGCTGAGGCAATCCTTGCGGAAGCTCGCCCCATTACGCCGGTTGATCGTGATTCCGGCGGTCGGTTAAGAAAATCGGGGCGAGTGGATGTCCGGGCGAAAGGATACACGGTCGGGTTCTATCAATACTATGCCGCCGCCGTTCACGAGATGGGATTCGGCCCTGCGACCAAGGGGCAGACGTTCAATTGGTCGGCCCCGAATACCGGGGCTAAATATCTGGAAAAACCGTACAAAAAACGCAAGCAAACAATGGTGAAACGGATGCTCACCGGGTTGATGGAGTTCTCGATGGGACTAATACGGAGGACGACTTAGATGCCACAAGATGGAAAACACACGAGGGTATGGCATGCCCAATACGCTTTCACGGGCGACCTCGACAGCGTTGAGGCGAGCAGGGAGGTTGCCACACTGGAAACCACCGCCTTCGGAGATGATTCGAGAACCTACGCCAAAGGGCAAAAGGACGGGGCGGTATCCGTTAGTGGATTTTATTCCAACACGTTAGACGATGCCACGGCGGCCTCGTATGGCGGCACGGATGTCCCGTTATCGGTTAGCTATGGCTCAACGGCAGGGTCAAACGCTTACATGGTTAAGGCAATCGAGTCGGCGGTGTCTACGTCCAACAGCGTCACCGAATTGATCCGAATGGACGTGGAATATAAGCCATCGGTTTATGGTATCGAGAAGGGAGTGCTGCTGTTACCGGAGACAACAACATCCGGGGTAGTCGATACGGAGGGGGCCACCTATGACAGGGGAGTTGCGACGGCGACGGGTGGGGCGTACATGATTCTGCACGTCACATCCGCCGGAGCATCTGGCACGTTGACCGTCACGGTTGAAACGAACACGGCAAGCGACTTCACGGGCACGGCTCAAGACTATTCCTTCGCCGCCGCCGGTACTTCGGAAACATCCGAATACGTCGAATCCTCAACATCACCAAAACGATACGCACGGGCCGGGTATGTGACGACCGGAGAGTCATCGGCGTATACGTTCGCAGTCACTTACGGTCACGCAAGATAAAGGAGGGCAAAAATGCCTGTACATGGAAAGAACGCAACTGTCCAAATAGACTCCACCGTCGGCGGGTCATTGGCCTCAATAACCGCAGATGTTGTCGGTTCGGGTGTTGATTTTCCACGGGAACAAGAAACGATTGAAACCACGTCGCTCGGCGATGATAGCCGCACATACGCTAAGGGGATGAAGAGTGCGACCCTATCAATGGAACTTGATTACAATGATACGCTTGTCGAAATTCTCGAACTACATTACAACGATGACACAGACACGGCCACATGCTCGTTTGAATACAAGCCGGACGGGTCAAATACTTACACGTTTGAGGCGATCTTGCAGAACTACAACACAACATCGCCGATCGGTTTGAATACTGTCAGCACAGAATGGCAAGTAACGGGGGATGTCACAAAGGCATAACCCGTTAAAGGCACCGTAAATCCGTTAAAACGGCTTTAAATACTTTAAACGGATATTGAATCCAATATGGGAGGGGAAATATTAAAAACGTATTAAGCGCAGAACAGATCCTTCAAGCTGACGACTTGTCGTTGACTTGGGTTGGCACGTCCGAATGGGGTGGCAAAAATTCCGGCGTGTGGGTTCGTGGCATGACAGGGGCAGAGCGGGACGCTTTCGAGGGCAAGGTCTCCGGTTTGGAAACTGGACAGACCGGCAAGATGCAATACTTGAACATGAGGGCGTCGCTCGTTGCGCTATGCGTTTGTGATGAACACGGGACCCGGTTGTTTACCGATGGGCAGGTTGAGGAGTTGGGCAAGAAGTCCGGTGCGGTATTGGATCGCATCTTCGATGTTGCCCGTGACTCCTCCGGGATCGGCGACGGGGCAATGGGCAAAGCGGCAAAAAACTAAAGCACGAGCGACCGGAGCGCAGGTTCTATTTCCGGCTTGCTCGTGATTTAGGGATGCCCGTTGCGCGAATGTTGGCCCAGATATCAAGTGCAGAAATTACAGAGTGGGCGGCGTATTATGTTCTTGAAAACGAGGACCAAGCCGCCGCCGAACGGAAGGCCCAAATGCGGGCGAAGATGAGGAGCTAATGGCCGACGTTGGAACGATGGTCGTCACCTTAAACGCCAAGACCGCCGATTTTAATCGGGCGATAACTGCGGCCCAGAAAAAATCGGAGCACTTGGCGAAGGCGTTCACTAAAGTTGGGTCATCGATGACGAAATGGGTGACGGGGCCAATTGTCGGGGCGGCGGCGGCACTTGGCGGCGTAGTCTTGTCAACCATGAAGCTGTCGGATGAGATCCTGCTATTGTCTCAACGGAGCGGGTTGTCAACAAAGGCAATTCAGGAATTGCAGTATGCCGGAGGATTGGCCGGGGTATCAATCGACACGATGGTGTCAAGTACGGCGATCCTAACCCGAAACTTGTCAGATGCCGCCAACGGAATCGGCGAGGCAAAGGACACGGTGGCCCTGCTTGGCTTGGAGATGAAGGACGTGTCGGGGAATATGCTGTCGCAGGAGGAGCTATTCACAAATACCGTCAACGCTTTATCGGAAATGAAAAACCCGACAGAACAAGCGGCGGCGGCCATGGAATTGTTTGGCCGTGGTGGCAGCCAGATCCTCCCGCTATTGAAAACCTTTCCCGGCGGGATGTCGGAAGTATCAAGGGAAGCGGAAAAGATGGGGCTGATCTTGTCCGGGGACACGATAAAGGCTTTTGACAACCTGGATGATGTCCTGTCTACGAAATTGCCCGGAGCTTTCCGTGGTGCGGCGAATGCTATGATGGAGGAGTTTTTGCCGATATTGCAAACCAAGATAATACCGTTTATAGAGGGGACAATGATCCCGGCGATCATCGCAATGGGCGATCAGGTTGGCGAATTAATAAAGTGGTTTGATTCTCTATCTACGCCGATGAAAACGGTCATTGTTACCTTGACAGGATTAGCGGCGGCGGCGGGGCCTGTCCTATTTGGCATTGGTGCGTTGTTCCCAGTATTTACAAATATAGTCACTGTGATTAAAATGATGACCCCGCTGCTTACTCCATTGATTGCACTAATTGGCGGAATATCGGCCCCGGTATGGATAACAATCGGAGCTATCGCCGCCCTGGGTGCGGCGTTTGTTTATTTTGGGGATGAGATAATCGGAGGGGTGGCAAAGGCGATCGATCTGTTTGTTGATGTCGGTCTCAATAATATGCTCAAAGGCGTTAACTGGGTGACGACAAAGCTCAACGAAGCCTTCGGCTTGGGGATCCCTCAAATGGAGTTGTTCGCCACAACGGGCGACACGATGGGCGCACGGTTTTCGGGATCGATGCACAATATGAAAGATGCGATCAGCGAATGGGTCGACGGTATGATCTTCGCTAAGGAACCATTGGAAGAAGA